CGGGGGACATCTTGGAGATGTGCTTGCCTTGGAGCGTGCCGGATGTGGTGACGCGCTTGCCATACGCCTTAGCCATTTGCTTGTTCAGCTTGGCTACGAGTTCGTCATCACCCTTTGCATTGGCTGCGCGGATCTTCTCGATCAGCTCGGCCATAGGGAATGCGGTCTCGAGGTTCTCAGTCGTGCGGTTGGAGGCTGGTGACATGAGGTCACTCAACCACTTCAGCTCGCCCTTCTTGCCGTCGATATAGGCCTGACGCTGCAGAGGCTTGAAGCCTGCCGCCTGGTCAACCATACCGAAGAAGCGTTCCATCTGTGCCTTGTTCATACCAATGTTCAAGTCACGGACGTAGGGGACAACTCTACCAAGACCTTGCATAACGGAGTCGGCAAACTTCTGGACCCAGGTAGCGTCAGCGGCGTTGAGCAGCTGGTCGCGGAACTTGGTGTCGGTGAGGTACCGGCTACCGAACTCGACGAAGAACTCGTCGGCGTCGGTCAGGAAGTAGTTGTAGTACTGGGAGTCCTGGCCGGGCATGATCTCCTCGAGGGCAGCGCGGGCGCGGCCAAGGGCTCGAGGACTGTTGATCAGCTTGGCATGGATCTTGACCCATTCCTTGCGGAGTCCTGGCGTCGTCATCAAGGCGACGTGAAGGAGCTCATGCCCAATGACCTGCTGTGCGTCGTCGAGGTCGGCGGCGTCCAGTGGGTTATCTCTGGGCTGTTTGGTGGAGGGAGTTGTACGGAACTTCTGCTTGCCATCCTTGCCGATATGACTTCGCTCTACTACACCTTGGGCTCCCATTCGGTTGCTGTTAGCGAGTAGAGGTTCGTGCTTACCGGTGAAGCGGATGTCCACATGCTCAAGGAACTTGAGGTCGGACTGCGCCCAGATGGCTCGGGTCATACGGGCCACGTTCTCGGAGAGGTGGCCCTTGTTGACTGCAGCCTCGAGAGCGAGGCCTAGTCTCTTGTGGTTATCGGAGATGTTGCGGAAGGCAGCCGGGTCGTCGACGAACTTCTGAATGACCGCCGCGGCACGCTCGGTGGCGTACGTCTTGGCAGGCTTCTGAAGCATCGTCACGGAGACGGCCTCGGGGTTGTTGTCCAACCAGACTTCGAGTTCGCTTGAACGCTCAGCCTTCTCGGCGAGAGCCTTGTCCTTGGCCGTGCTGATCTCGTACAGCTCTTCGTCGAGCTCACGGACCTTCTTGACCTTGGCGACATACTCGGGGTTGGTTGGATCGCCCATGTACTTGTCAGAACGGATGGCTTCGTTGAGCTCATCCTGTTGTTCCTTGAAGTGACGGAAGACCAGCTGCTCTAGAGCTTCGAGCTCAAAGATATCCTGGTCGAGAGTTTCAAACCCTTCCCTCAACTTGATGGGAGGGAGCTTCTCGGCGTGAGGCGATCCGACTACTAAGCCGGACAGCTTGTTACGCTTGTTGTTTGCTTCCCACCAGATACGACCGAGGGCACGCATAGCGAGCGGGTCGTTCTCTGCGAGGTTCTTACCGATCCACAGCTGCTGGAACTTGAACAGCGTCATCTGGGATGCACTGTCAGCGAGTTCAGCAATGTTGCGGCCCGAGACCTTGACAGCGAGAGCGATCTCGTGGTCGAAGACTGGGGAGGCGGAGTAGTATCCATTTGAGGTAAGGCCAGCGCTCTCGCCTAGGTCCGCTGCAGCGTTGGCTGCGGCACGGCGCTCTTGGGCGGAGACGGCGGGATCATTGGCCCGCTCGGTGAGCAGGGCGATCTGTCCCTTGGCAGCCTTGCGCTCAGCGGGGCTGAGGACAGTGACTGGTCGGTTGGCGGGGAGGCGTACTGGAGGCGAGGCCTTCACGAAGGAGGGCTGCCGCTTCAGCATGCGGTCAATAGCACTGGGGTTGTTTGCGAGAAGATCGGAGACCTGGTCGTGCACGCTCTTGGAGCGGTGTTCCAGGGTTCGTTCGAGTTCGGTGGCAACTCCCTGAAGGAGGGCCTTCTTGTCCTTCTCGGGCATCCAGTCAAGAGCCGCTCGGATCAGGACCTCGGTGTCGAGCTTCTGATCTTTGAACGTCATGACGACGCGCTCACGCACAGACAGGAATGCCTTGCGGAGTGCGGGCGGCACAGCGCCGTCGTCGACCATTGCTTCAACAGCCCGCAGGGTCAGCGCCGTGGCGCCGTCTGGGGTGTAGTCAGCGGGGTGGACGGGCAGCATGTCGCTGGCGATGTCATCCATGATCTTGATACCGGTGAACCAGCCATCGTCGTCAAGTCTCTTAGCCGCATCTTCGCCGACACTAAGGGCCTGGAGGAAGTAGGCTGCATCTGCATCGCGCAGCGCCGCATCAGAGACGGGACTAAAGGCGTCCGCGCTGAGCAGGGCTGCGTTGTTCTCAAGTTGGTTTGCGATATGGTCGTCGATGGGGTTATTCGATCCGCGGAAGCGGTCGATCAGATCTACCATCGCGGACTGGACACCCTTCTCAGGGTCCCAGTGGATCGCACTGTTACGGATGTCAGCGCCAATCTCAGGGAACATACCACGGCGGAGGCCGAAGAGGTTACCTGCGAGGGAGGCAGCTTCGTCGTCGGTCAGCGATGGGTCGCTGTCCTTGATTCGCTGCTGTACTGACTTCCATACGGTTTGTTCTCTCTCGCCGAGGCCAGAGAGGAAGTCGTCGAACTGAGCCACGCTGATACGCAAGGCACCCTTCTCGAACTCAGCTGAGTCCGCGGCGAATGACTGGAACACCTGGCTAGGCATCGACTGGAAGCCCTCTTGTCCTTCTCTGAACGAGATGAACGAGACGGAGCCAGCGTCCTCCTGAGCGTTGCGGTAGACGATAGCGTCTGCGCCCAGCTCGTCTTGGAGGATGACACCGATCCGCTTGTAGGCGGGGACGGCCTCTGCACCACGCTGGAATCCCTTGGCCTCAAGGTCGTTGAACAAAGCGTTGAGCTTGTCCACGGTCTGAGGACTGAAGGCGTTACCTTCGGTGGACCTGGAGTGGTTGATCAGTTCTTGGATGAGGGCACGGGGATCATGCTGACCCTGCGTGTCCGACATCATAACTGCTTTCTTGAATTGGAGTGCGCCCATGTTACTGGTCTTGCCCGCTCCGCCGAAGTGGGCCGAAGCCTCACGACTGCCGAAGTGCGAGCCGGGCCAGATGGCACCACCCGAGGGGGCGGTACCTGTGTGGGCGACGTTGAGCATGGGCATGCCCTTGACAGTCGAGACCTGTCCCCGGCTAACGCCGAGTTCGTCTGCGACCGTGACCTCAGCACGCTTACCGGCTCGCTTGGCGCGAACTGTTTCCAGTGCACGCTCAGCGGAACCACCAGCGTCGGCGACAGCCTGAGCTGCGGCCTGCTTAGCCTTGGCTGCGCGCTTGCGCTTAGCCTTGGTCGAGGTCTTGACTACGCCGATGCCTTCAACCATGAACTGCTCCATCCACGTCAGGAGGACACCGCTAGAAGTATCCACTCCGTGGTCGGAGGCAGTCTCGATGTGACGGACGAAGGCATCGAGTTCGTCGATGGTGCGTCCGTTGTTCTCAAGCATCTCACGAGACAGAGCCCAGCCTACGCCGGGCATCTCGTCCGAGCCGACCACGCTGAGCGCGGCCACCCGGTTGTTGATGGAGTCCATTGCGGCGTCGTCAGTGTGCTGACGGGCCAGGCCTTCCATCGACAGCTGGCCATCCTCAACGAGGGCGGCGATGTCGTCGGGGTACCGTTCGGCACCACCGGTCTTGCTCTTGCTGAGCTTGTTGATAAGTGTAGGGATGGCAGCGCCGATGCCCGCACCCATGCCGCCCGCGAGGAGCGTATGGCTGGGATGGTAGACGACCATGTTCTGGTCATCACCGTACATCAGGTCGGCCTGGCGCATGGCGTCCGTCTGGAAGCCAATGTCCCATCCGACTCCGAGGGCTGCACCCTCGATGGCTGCGGCCTTCGTGACTCCAGCCTTGGTGGCGATGAAGGTATGAAGGGCGAGCATTGGGTTGTCGGAGATGAAGGGCTTGGAGGCAATGCTCTTAGAGCGGTAGCTGCCCCCGATGGCGGCCTTCATGGCCAGGCTCGAGAGCTTCTCGATACCTCTGCCTGCTCCGGCTACGCCCTTGACGATCGCGCCGAACCCGAGGGTACGGGTGGTGTCTTCGTCGAAGATGACGTAGTTGCCGACGGCGGACAGCACGGAGCTGCCCCAACCGCCGAGTGCGCCTGACTGATCGTCCGCCTCGATCTGCTGAAGCAGCTGAGTGGACTTCATGGCGCGGTTGATTGTAAGGTCAAAGCCCCGCTTCGACTGAGCCGAGGCGAGCTTGGCTGCAAAGTCGGGGTCGTACTTGGCACCGGTCTTCATTACGAAGGGGTCAACCTTGGCCACCTCCGCGGCGGCATCCCAGTCCGTGCCGTCAGGTGCCAAAGCACCATCGACATCAAACCCTGAGGTTACGTTCTCGAAGAAGGGGAGTACTGCACCAGCACCGGTCGCTACACGGGCCGTGAAGCCCCTGTCGCCCTGTGCCTCTGGCATACCGGACAATACCCGGTTCCAGTTCTGCGCTTCCGTGTGACGGCCTGTGAGGCCCGCCTGGAAGTTCACGTTCTTCCACGCACGACGGTCGGCGAAGGAAGCGAAGAAGCCCTGTGCTTTGGGCTGTGTGTATGAATAGCCCCATTCGCCTACGTTGCCCGTAACGAACGTCTCAGCGTTCTCATAGACACCTTCAGTGGTGGCATGAGCGCGCGAGAAGCGTTGGGGACCCGAGGGTGGGGTGATATTACCTGTGAATTTCTCAGTCATGTGTTCATCCAGTGCTCATAGAGGGGATTGTTTGTGTGTTAAAGAGAGACCACCACCGGCAGGCGGCGGTCTCTGGGGGGTCAATTGTCGTATGTCTGTCCAGGGGAGTCTTCTAAGATCTCGTCTTCAGCGACTGCTCTGCGATCGCGTACGATTTCCTGGCGGGACGGGGGTTCTTCCCGGAAGTCGGTCCTGCCAGTGCGGCGGGCCGAGGAGAGGAAGGGCCATACGGGATGATCCGCTGGTGTCAGCAGGGGCATCGGCTCGTCGGTGCCTACCTTGACCCAGGGGATCATAGGTACGCCACCGTTGGGGCCATTGTACGCCTTCCAGTACTGCGAACTTGGAGATACTGGAAGCCACTCGATTTCCGAGTGTCGGAGGTTGGCAGCGAAAGCTGCGGGATTCTTTGCGGATGAAGAAGCAAGCTCGATAGCTATATTCTCCATAAACAGTTTGGTGTCTCCGGGAGGAGCCTCGGAGTCCCAGCTTCTGCCGACGAGCTGCAGGATAGCGTCAGTAGTTCCGACGTCCATCGGTGCATTCATCTGGGCGTTGAACACGGCCACGGGGCTGTCCTCGGGGTTGGTGTGTCCGTATACGTCCTGAACGAAGCGTTGAGTTCCGCCCACTGTGACCAGGTGGAAGTCATTATCTTCAAACTCACCATACACTAGGATCGCAGCTGCTTCGAGGTCGTCCTCTGTAGGCCTGGGGCTGCCGCTTGCGGCCACCGCAGTCTCGAAGACCCGGTCGAAGTAGTACGAGGAGAGGTGGTCATCAGTCATCTTCACCTGAGCGGAAGCAAACCCACCGAGGGGCTTGGTTATCGCTTCGAGTGCGCCACTGGTGGCGTCGCGGAGTTCCCTAAGATCACCTTCGTTGGTAGAGTCAAAGAACTTTTGGATCTTAGCACCGTCTCCGTCCGCAGTGAACTGGTCAATGCGTTGGAGCTGGAGGTCGAGTTCCTCTGGTTTGATCTGCAGATCGTCTGCGTAGATAACGGCCCGAGCGTAAGCCCGGTCCCTGCGCGGGATCTTGCGAAGCATCCTGTTGGATTGGCTAGGTGAGAGTTGGTCCATGAAGTTCTGGGCAGCCAGGCGTTTGCCTGTGTCCCCATCGCGCATCATGGCAACGACCTGCTTGACCGCTTCCTGTGGCAAGTCTACACCTGGGTTGTTGTTCCAGCCAGCAGCCTCAGCGCCCGTGATCATAGCAAGAGCTTTCTCGCCACCGATCTCGTAGAGCTTTGTCCAGTCAACTGGGGAACCAGGAGAGATGCCGAGTTCGTCAAAGCTGACGCCCTCAGTTCCCTCACTGGCCCATTGCCTTCGCATCGCGTCGACGGTCTCGGAGGTGGACACGTTGGTACCCATGGCACCAGCCTTCCACACACCAGTAGCGTCGCCGGGTACCATAGTACCCTCGAACATCTTGCGGCGGCTGTCTTCGGTCTTGGCAGCAGCAGATCGAGCCTGGATAGCGGCCTGAGCCATGCCATCGGAGGCTTTGCGTACTGACGCAATAGCGAATGCGTGGTCAATGTTCTCGGGGTCCAGCCCGAGCTTCTTGATCTGAGCCTCAGCGATAAGATCGAAGTCTTTATTCGTGAGCATCAAGTCAAGGGTGGCGGCGCGACTACGGGGGTTCCCGTGCTTGTCGACCTGGCCACGGATCATCGCTTCCTGCTGGGCCAAGCCACGAGCGGTCTCGCGTTCGGCGGCGCCGGGAAGTTGTTTGTCATAGAAGTTGTTTCGCACTGTGTCGATCTGGTCCTGCGGCATGACGCCACGAGGGAGAGCACCCAACAGGGCCTCGACCTTCTCGATAGCCATCTCCGCAGGGAGACCGTCCCGGAGTTCTCCGAGGTGTGACACGGTGTCGGTAATCATACCCACACGCATCTTCTGGAGTTCTGCTGGTGTGCGGTTTGCGAACTGACGGGTAAGGACCCCGTCGATGTTCTTCAGCGCGGTGGTTGCGTCAACACTGCCATCAATGAAACCCTCGGACACGTTGGCGACCATCTCATGGCCCATCGTTTCCTGGTTGAGCTGGCGAGCCTGCTCGATCTTGGGGTACACATCTCGGTAGAAGGTTGACACGGCCATGTCCGTCGCCACGTCCGCCATAGCGGCACGCATCTTGGGGTCGTCGATGTCATCACCTGAGGCGCCCATGAGGCTGTCCAGGAAGTAGTCGACGGTGTTCTCCAATGCGCCACCGGGGTCGCGGACCAGGTTCGGTACGTCCAGACCAGAGGCAGCCTGCGCGCCCATGACCTTGAGGCCACGGCGGTAGGTGCGCATCTCGTCGGCAGCGTCCTCGGTCTCCTGGTTCGCTCGCTGTCGGGTGACGGCGGAGTTCTGGGAGAGGGTGAAGGACTGCCAAGCGCTCTTCTCCTGGTCGGTGCGGGCGTTGTCCACGCCTGCGAGACCCTGCTGGAGGAGCCACTCTGGGTTGTCGGCCCTGCTGTCCATGAGGAGCCCGAACTGGGCGTCCTGCACGTTGTTCACAGTTGCCTGTGACTTGGCCTGCTCCTGAGCGACGCGCTTTCGGTCGGATTCAGTGAAGACCTGCTGGGCCACGCGTGCGTGGTCCTGCGTAATGCGGGCACGTTCTGCCTTTTTCGCATTCTCGATACGGGTGTAAGCCCCGGCTGCAGCGGCGGTGCCTGCGAACACGCTGTTGAGCGCGCCGACGAGCTGGCTGCTGGTGTCCTGCGGTCGCAGGTTTAGACCAGGGGTGTTGAGTCCGCTTTGAAACTTACTCATAGCGTTCCTCCAAAGTCAAGGGATTCGAGGAGTGCGCTGAGGTCCAGATCCTGCTGACGTTGTGAGGCAACTTGGATGTTCTGCCACCCGAGACCAGTCCATACACCTTCGGTGGTGAAGACGGTTTCGTACGGCATGGCTGCTTGTGCTTCCACGAGCTGGCCGCCGAGCTGAAGCCCGGCCATAGTGCCCTCGAACTGGGCAAGGTTGGGATCCTGCTGCTGCACCTGGGCTCCAGCAGCGTATGCTGCGATGGCGTTGGCGGAGTTGATCTCGATGTTGCGACGAGCGCGGGCTGCCTGTACCCCGTCAGCCGCTAGTTCAGCGGTGGGGGAGGCGACGCCTCGGTATGCGGCCATGGCCTGGGTTGCTCCGCGTGCCTTCTGGTACTGGAGACTCAGGTCTTGGGACATCTCGGCGGCTTGTGCTTTCGTCTGCCGCTCTGCTACGTCATAGTTGAGCTGAGCCGTTTCGACTAGCTCGTTGTTCTGCTTAGTTACGACGTCCTTCTGAAAGTTGCCGTACTTCTGGGCGATGTCGATAACGACACCCATGTTTTGATCAGCCACGGTTTACTCCTCTCGAGGGATCGCGCTTGTAAGGGTTGGTTGTCACGGTCAGCTCAAGCGAGTCGAAGCGTGACGGGTATGGCGAGTCGTTGACCAACTCGACAATGGTGCTGCTGGCGGATCCAAGTATATTGAAGTGGAACTCGTCATCAGCAAGGATCAACGCTTCGCCCAGAGTGTACTGGCCGACCTTGATCGAGGAGAATGTAGTGGTTACGACGTTGCGGTCGAATGGGGTGACCTCGACTCGGAAGGAGCCGGTGTCAGTCACTCGAAGCATGGCCGTTCGGAGGTTCATCACCCCGTACTGGACCTCGCCTTCGCGCCTCTCGAATGGCTCGTTGAGCCGGGCGCGCATTTCGTACTCTTTACCCAGCCATACCCCGGCGGCGTCGCCGTTGAGGTTGGTGGTGTAGTCGCCGGTCACCTTCACCGTGGTGGTGGTGCCGTCAGTACGGTCGATGGTCAGGTTATCCTTGAGGACACGCCCGCGCCATCGCTGCGCCCCGCCACTCCAGTCCTGGTCGAAGCCCTGTCCGAGGACAACGGTATCTACCGGGTGGTTGGTGTGCGGGATGGTCCACGTTGTGGTGCCAGTTCCGGCGTCATACGCGGCTGTGATGTCTACTGAGCTGACCTTCTGGTCGAGACGGACTGCGAAGCCCATGTCGGCGGAGAGGTAATCGTACGCATCGTCGTCGTTGGACGGCGTGTCGAGGTTGATTCGCTCAAGCCAGACCTTGCTGTCCCGCTCGAGGAGCAGATACAGGTCAGACTGGACAACATTCACGTCGAGGATCTTGGTGCAGTTCAGGGTCCACTTGAACCACGCTGTCTGCGTCCTGTTCCCACCGTCTGCAGCCATCTGGCATACATACAGGGAGGTAGGTTCGCCGGTCGTGGTCACAAACAGCATCTGGTTCTGCTCGGATACTCGGATGTTCTTGATGTTCTTGGGGATGTAGCCCTCGATCGTGTCGGTGATCTCCCTGGCGACTGCAGCCTGGCGCTGCTGGTCGAAGGTGTACTCCCACACGGTGTTCGAGAGGTTCTGCTCCGAGCCGAAGTACACGGCGGAGCCGAGCGTGACGGGACGGATGTAGTCTACTGAGCGGTACGAGCCAGCGGGCAGCACGGTGGCTGTCTGCGGGGTCATGGCGCCCTCGCCTGATGCGATGAAGAACTGGCGGTTGCCACGGGTCATCGCAAGCACACCGTAGTCAGTCGGCACAAGCCAGTCGACGGTGGTGACGGCGTCTCCCTGGGTCTGGACACGGACTGGGTCCGAGTCGACCAGGAGGGCCTGTGATTGCTGCCACAGGTTGAAGAAGTCATTGGTCTGGCTCGAGTCGACGAACTCTTCGCCCGCCAACCACATGCGTGACTGGAAGAAGCAAAGGTCTTTGACCGCGAGGGCCGCCGATCCGAACGGGTTGGTCAGGATGCTGGGTCCTGGGTTGGTGAACGAGTCGCCGGAGTACCGGGGCTCCCAGCCGGGAAGGGTGACAGCGAAGTCAGTGCCATCAAAGTCAATCTTCACGGGGAGCTTGGTCTCGTCGAGCCGGGAGTTTGCACCCTCTGTCTCGATGCGCTCGTACCACGGGGCCTGGGTGCTGGACGTGGCCGCGTACCAGCCCGAGGGCCAGCCGAGGTCGTCGTCCTGCGTGTAGTACAGGGCCGCCGAGTTGGTGGTAGCAGGCACACCGTTGGTCACCGTAGTGGTGGTCACGGGGGGCTGCGGGAGACAGGACCAGCCGGTCTCGTTGTTTGCGTTGGTGGTGTCCCGAATGTTGCCAGCCGCGCCGTCGATGTAGGTCTTGGCGCTGCCCGTGAGGGCCGTGGTCTGGTTGCGGTTCAGGAGGATGGTTGAATCAGCGATGGTGGTGGCCGTGAACTGCAGGTGGACGTCGACTGCCGACGAACCTATGTAGTCCAGGTACGCACTCGCGTCTGTCAGTGTCATCTTGTCGCCCGGCGCTTCAGCCGAGCGGGTGACAAGCGTGAATACCTCGGCTCTCGCCGTGGTCGAGTTCTGCGGGTCGATGAGCATAACGAACTTCTCGTCATCATCTCTATCAATCCACTGAACGAACTTGTCCTGAGTGGGGTTGGTCACGTTCAGCTCGCCACCGGTGGTGTCACCGGCGAGGATCAGGCGTGTGCCGTCCCGCTTTTCGAGGCCTCGCTGCTCACGCATCATGGCGTTGCTGGCGGAGGACAGGGTTCCTGGCTCCCGCTTAGCAGGGGCCTGTGTGGAGACTCCCCTGGTTAGGTTGTCCCATTTGATACGTTTGCTAGGCATCAGCGGCCTCCTCTCCAGCTGCGATTGCTCCAACTAGCGATGCGGGACGGGAGTCCTGATGCAAAGCGGAAGACGGAGACGTCGCGCTGACGGATGTCATCAGCCCGTGCGATTGCACGAGACTGTTGGCTGCGCTGTCGCAGCATCTGGTCGGATGTGGTGTCTCCCATCGTCAGCATCTGGTACCGTCTGGCCGATTCGTCGGTCATCTGGAACTGGATGGCGATTGGGAGGTCAAGGAACTCCTGCTTGAGAACCATGCGGACGTGGAGTCCGTTGGTCAGGCCCAAGGAGGAGAAGTCCGTGGTGTTCTTGATGGTGGTACCTTCCATCTTCCAATACAGGAGGGTGGGGTTGTTACCGGAGGGTACGATATGCGTGTTTGCATGCTCGTCCATCGTGTCAACGTGGAGGACGTTGTCAGAGACAGCGATCTCGCCATTGATGTCAGGGGTCAGCCGCATCTCGAAGGTGTTGGCGATCTGACCGGTGATCTGAGTCTCGAGAATTACCTCGTCGAGGATCTGCTCGGCCAGAAGTGCATCACCTGAGGTGGTGCTGAGTGTGGAGACGGCCTGTTCCCCCGATGCTCGGAGCATACGGTTGACGGCGTCCAGCTTTGTAAGTGCGCCCATGAGGAGCTCCAATAAAGGGGAAGTAGGTAGATGTAAAGCGAGGGTCCCCTCGGTAGAAGGGACCCCCGGAGGTTGATCAGATGATCAAGACCACGTCACGCGCTGGATGATGATGTCGGTGGCAGCTGTAACACCTGAACCGGCAGTAATCGTCAGCACGTCCGCAACTGCCGCGAAGGCAATCTTGGCCGTGGAGCTGGGAGTGGAGTCAGCGTCGATCTCATAGATCGAACCGGTCGCACTACCATTGATGGACAGAGCACCGCCGCTGAAGTCAGCTTCGATGACGTCCGCCGCGTCAGTGCGGTCGGAGAAGCGAAGCCGAAGCTCCGTCTCGCCGTCCTTGACTGCGACTGCGAGAGCTTCCTCAAGCCCGCCGATGGTCAGGACGCCGCTGGGTTCGATAACCCATTCGATCGGTCCTTCTTTCTCGCGGATGCAGAGAGGAGCAGAGGCAATGCCTCGCGCGAACTGGGCTCCGGCAATCAAAGTGCCATTACCCTTCTCGTTGATGTTCGCTTCGGTACCGGCAATGCGGCCCGTAGTGTTGGTGATCGGGGGATCACCGTAGTCCTTGTAGTAACCCATAGGTTTCTCCTTTCAAGAGAGAGAGGAAACAATATCAGGCGACGTAGAGGATTTCCACAGCGCACTCGGGACGCAGGGCGCCGCCACCGTAGAGCATCTTCGTGACGAAGAAATCGCTCTGACGTCGGACGTCGCGGTCGGTCTCGGTCTGCACACCCATAAGGGTCAGCACGCCGACGGCCTGCTTCTGGATAGCGATCGCTCGCGTGGCCGAGAAGTTACCCTGGTACTTGGCTTCGCCCGTGGTGATGTTGCTTCCGGGGAGGAAGTTCGATCGCACGATCTTAACACCAAGGTAGTCGAGCGCTTCGGCTCGGCTAGGATCGGCGTTGTTCGGGACGGATCCCTTACCAAACGGATCATAACCGACGACCGTCGAGACGGAAGTGACCGTCGCGGGCAGCCCGAGGTTACGCATACGGTGCCAGCAGTCGACAGGAACAACGCAGTAGCGTTCTTCTTGCGGGACGTCTCGCTGATCCCAAGCAACCACGATGTCCTCGATCGCTTCCAGGATGACAAGGGCGTTAGCCTTGGTCCACGCAGCAGAGGAGGTCGCGGGCAGGGTACCGGAGGCGCTGAGCCACGCGGTGCCGTCGAGGGCAGCCGTCGGGTCAGACTTGTAACCGCCGCCATTGAAGACGGAGGTACCGGCGTCAGCACCGGTACGCGAAGCGTTGACCGCGAGCTGAAGCACGTTCTTGTCGAGCTCGCGTGCGATTGCACGACCAGCCTGCATAGCGATTTCGCTACGCATCTCGAAGTGGCTCATAGCGCCATCGACGTCATCGAGATCGAAGTGAGCGACCAGGGGTCGGTCATCAACGGCGATGGTTCGCTTACCGGTGTCGATGTCAGTGCCGAGGAGCTCGGTACCAGCAGCGTGCCGCTCAGCGGTCATCTTGTGGACCATGGGGAATTCCATGGAGTAGCCGGAGCTGATGCTCATCATGCGAGCGATCTCTTTCGAGACCGTCATTTCCTCGAAGGCAGCGAGAACTTCGCCACCGTAGACGGGGAGCCAGAGATCATTGTTTCCGGGGCTGGCCAAAGTAGCGTCTTGACCGAAACGAATTGGGGTTGAATTAGCCATTGTGGGCAATTCCTTGTTTGAACTTTGTGTAGAGTAAGGTTGAGTGCTGTATTTGACCCAGCGTGAGAGTTATCCTTACGGGCTCACACGCGACGGTCCCTTGTCCCAGCGCATAGCGGGGGACTCAGGTGTCATACTCCAGCGTTGGCCCTGATGCGGGCCTGAACGAGGTTCCGATACTCGGCATCGCCGCGATATCGGGGGTCCGAGATAGCCATGGTCATCTCGCGTTGCGAGGCGAACGGAACTACCTGGGTACTCTGCGGACTGGCTGCAGGGCCAGCGGTCGAGAGCGAGGAGGGCTCGGCTTCTGTGGGCTGGGTGCTCACATTAGCCTGGAGAGCCAGACCCTTCAACGTCGCTTCCCACAGCGGGCCGTTGAGGGAGGACTTCAGAGCCTCCATTTGTTCTGGTGCATAGTTTGCACGGGCATAGTCCATGGACTTCTGAAGATTACTAGCGCCTCCTACAGCGTTAGCAGCTTCGGTGGTCCGGGCCTGTGCCGATGCCTTGACACCGGATGTGTATTGTGCGATCACTGAGTCAGGGACACCATTGGCCTTGAGCTCAGAGATGGTACCCTCGGAGATGCCGCCTGCGCGGGTCTCAACTGCGACCTTGTCCCACACCGTGGTAACGGGCGGGACGGGGCTGTTGAGCATGTCGTCCATGGTGGTCTGCGGGGTAAGGGGTGGGATGGGAGCGATCGGCTCTGGCTCGATCTGCGACATAGTTGCCTGCGGGGGAGCGTTAGCCGGGGTGACTTCACCCATCTTGTTCTCGAGAGCACGGTAAGAGTCTGCGAGAGCGGGGAGATCCACGACGCCGTCGGCGCCTATGAACTTAGCTGGGACCTGGCCTGATTTCACTACCATAGCGGCAGCGTGGTCGGCGGGGGTCACGGGTTCTGATTCATGCATGGTTCAATTATCCTTGAGGTGGTTGCGGTGGTTGTTCTTGTGCCTGACCTGCCTGTACGGCGGCGGCTTCTGCGCCAGCCTGAGCGACCTGACCCTGTTGGGCCTGCATCTGCTCCTGCTGCATCTGTTCCTGTGACTTGACGATACCGGCTGTCTCGATCCCGAAGGTAGCGAGCCAGCGATCCATCATACCGGGCCAGTTAATAGACTCGGTGGCCTGCGGGGGCAGCTGTGCTGTGACCTGCATGACCTGCATCATCTTGTCGTTCTCGACTTCGCGGTTCAAGGACGCAAGTCCCGACCGGACGTCGATCTTCATGATGCCATCCTCCATAAGGAGGGCAGTCTCGAGTTCGTCCATGGCTCCGGCCCCTTCAGGGACCAGGATACCGTCTCTCACCATCTGCAGCATGACGCGGCGAATGATGGGACGCTGGAAGGAGCGCGACACGGAGCCGAACACGCCACCAAGGGCCTGCTCCAGCTCGGACGCGATCACTCGGACCTGCGTAGCGGTGACTCGCTCGCCCGTGGGCTGCGAGGCGCTGTTCATAAGGAACACCTGCCCGAGGGCCTGCTCCTTGGACGTGACCGCTGCCTGTGTGGCACCGACCTGCGCCTGATTAGCGAGTTGAATGGGGAACACGTCATTCGGAGCGGCGGGCACGAAGCTGCCGTTCTCCGATTCCATGATGTCAGCGATCTCGGTCAGGCCAGCGGGGTTCACACCGAAGCGGAACTCAGCATTGGCGGCGACGCTGTCAAGCAGCGACTCGCTCAGGCCATCGAGGGCGCGGATGTCGGACCAGTTCTCCTCAACGAGACCACGGTGGTAGTCTTCGCCGGGAATGTGGTTCCACCCCAGTGGGACGAAGGGACACACGTCGAGGTACCATCGCCGTTCTTGATGATGTGGACGAAGACTGCATCAGCCTCGCCTGCGCTCTGGTCGAAGCGGTCGCCTGCGCTCCGCTCCTTGTTCTCGAAGCCCGCATCCAGTAGGTACTGGGGCAGGGCACCGCAGTCGACCGGTGTTCTGACAGTCATGTCAAACCACTCGCCGTCTGGTCGCCGTCGCATAACGTAGTTGTCCACGCGATGGATGGCGAAGGTGTAGTCTTCTGTCACCTCGAGCAGCGCGTCACCAACGATGATGATGTGCTGCATAGCGGTGTAGAGGGCGGACCTGAGGTTGGTGCCGGACATCTTGTCGGTGACCCGACGTTCGATGCGGCCCAGGATCTCGTAGGCGCCCTTGGGATCCGTGCCCTGCTGGATGTCGACCGGGAGATCAAGCCGAAGCTCGAAGAACGGGACGTCATTCATGGGGTACAGCGCAGTGACCAGCCGGGAGGCCAGTCGCGTCACGCCACGGGAGGGCATGCTGCTGTAGGGTACGGGGAGCTGCGCGTTCTGGGTGTGCCCTGTGCGGGGCAGCAGGCCAGGTATCGTCAGCTCACTGAAGTCGTACAGGCGGGACATCATTGAGCCCCGTGCCTGATCGAGTTGATCGTAAAGTTGTTTGTATGTACTCATGTTTCTTATTCCCACTCATTCATGTTAGGGGTTCTAGCCGCCGGATCCTTGTCGCCAGGCGCTGTAGTACGTCCAGGAATTGTTCAGCCAGGATCTGTTTGAATTCCATGTGCCGTCTGGGCGTAGTGAGAAGGCGCCATAGTACTCTCCGTCGAGGGTACCGGTGTAACTGGTACCTCCATCCTCTCTGGAAGAGGCCGTCCAGACGATGCCGCGACTATCCGCGCCATCGGTGTTGGTCATCGAGTCGTTGGAGCCGTCACCAGCTACCGGGGTCGTTGCCCCTGGCTGGTACTCAGCTGACTCGTAGATCGGGTCGTTCTC